TTTAGTTTTTTTCGATATAAGTTTCTATGATCTGTTTCAGTACATACGGAGTCAAATCTTTATGAGTTCTTCACTTCCATAGTTTTACTTCTTTTTTTATTATGCTTTGGTCCTGGTAGGAGTAGTTTTGTATCTCTGCTTGGTAGAAGTTATCTTCAGCTTTTGCTGGCTCGATTGTATCGATGCTAGATACATTTACTCTTGCTTTTCAAAATCTGACAAACTTTTTTGTTTCAATAAGTTCATCCAACACTTCTATATTTTTTTCTTTTATATAATATTTCTTTTTTGAGTAAGTGAGTATCTCATACAAAGGCTCATATCTTACTATTCAACTATTCATATTCATCTTGGTGTTTTGTTATTTGTTAAAGTTTTTTGCCATTTATTATTGTTTCGCAACCGAGTTGCTAATCTTCTGTTTGGATCAAAGGTTTTTTCAAATTGGTATCTTTGCTTTCATTTCTCATTTGGCTCTGTCCGATATTCTATAAATTTTTCAACTTCTTCAGATAGTTCTGTTTCTGTTATATTATATTTTTGTATTATTTCTGCTTGATCTATAGTATCTAATAATTTTATTTTATTATTGTTTATTAATTGTGTATTTTTTTCTTTTATATTTTCTTTTATTATATTTACTTTACTTTCCTTTCCTTTCCTTTCCTTTATAGCATTGGGTTTGCATTCATTTTTTATGCGATTGCATTGCGACTGCATTCCATTAGTATTTTTTTTATTCCATCTTTTGTTAGCATTTTCCCTTGCCTTAGCTGATTTTGTATTTCTTTGTTCTAATCTTTCAAATACTCATTGTGAGTAGAATGTATTTTTTTCTATTATAAATAATCAAAAATCTTCTATTACACTTTTTACCTTTTTTTCATCTACTCTCAAATCATATGCTATGCCATCGCAATCCAATTGCATTGCTTCTGCATTATAATATAAGTCTTCAATTAAAGCCCAGTAGATTCAGTATCATTCCATTCAATTTTTTCTGATCATTCTTTTTATTTTATCATCTGTTCTTACATTATAATCATGTGAGAAGTAGAATGTTTCTTTCATAATTTATTTATTAAGAACTAAAAATTGTTTATCAGTATATTCTTTTAATTTTAGCATTCTTTCATATTCTTTTCATCATATAATTGGTATTAAAGATTTAGCTTTTCAAACTGCTTTTTGTCAATAATATATTCTTTCTTTATCTCATTTCACAGTAAGTTTTATACAATCATTTCAATTATCTGATTTAATTATTTCTGTAATCCATTTGAATTTAAATTCCATATGTATTTTTTAGTATATAAAAAAGCTATAATATCTCAGACAATATTATAGCTCATGCTTAGTATAAATACTTGCTGTCTGAGATGCAAATATTCATATATGTAGTATATACTCTTTTATAATTATTGCAACTCTTTGTATAAATTTTGTATCAAGACTGCTAACACATGTCAACTCTTTGTTTTTATTAAATTATCTCTAAAAAAGAAAATAAAAAGATTATATGAGCCTTGACTATTCCAGAGTGAGTTGAGTTTTGTAGATATGAAAGTAGAGTTAAAAAATAAAAAAGAGAAGTTAATATCTTCTCTTTTTTTTGTGGTGACATTTTGGGTTATACATATCCATTCAGTAGTTGTCAATAATTGCTTGCATCTCATCGTGGACTTCTGTTATGATTGCTTTTCACATCATGCTCAAATGTATCTCTATTTGTCTATGTGGCATCGTAGCTTTGCCGTTTTCATCAAAAAGGATATGTAATGCCCTATGTCTATATTTATTCAGTGCGATTAAATTATCATAGTGCATGCTTCATCATTCACATTTTGGTATCTTGTGATGTCTGGAGTTTCATCTATTCTTTTTATTTCTCATACTATTTGTTTAAATCCTTTCTAAGATTATGTATCACTTGCATTACTTCTTGGCGACTCATATTCTCTCTTGGATTCATTCAGCTCCATGTTCAGAGTAAATACTCTGCTTTAGCTCATTCTAAATCTATGTTATCTAGGATTTCTTGTTCCATACTTCTATCATAAAGAAATAAATAGGCACTTGGGAAGTAGATTCATTTATCTTTTAGTTCCTTTATCATGTTATTGATATATGTATTGTGGGTTTTCTTTCATTCATAATTATCATCTATCCTAATAACATTTTTGAAATTGGATCTAACTAAATGTCATGATCAGTCTGAAGGGAAATCTTTTTTATTAATGACTCCATCATCTTGGCTGTCCTTATAGTATTCTGTGGATGTTTTATATCCAACTGCGAATGAATGTCCCTTATTTAGTCATTCTACAAATTTATTGTCCCCTATTTGTAATCTGAAGCTGAGTAATTTGTTTTCTGGGAACTTTCTATTCCACCAATCTCTTACACAATCTATCGCTTTACTCATATACATTCAGACTCATGGCTGCAGTCCGTAATCACTTAATGCTAGTTTATTAATTTCGTTTATATCTTGCTCCGTGAATTCGTATCATGTCAAATCACTTATACATCACATTGCTGCAAAAAGTCAGCAACTCCATAGGGTCGAAGGACTTCTTTTAAGTGACTGGTCGTACAAATATTTATCTGTATTTATATTCTTTGGTATGAATAATGGATTTTCTGTACCGATCATATAATCTCTTGGTGAGATTGTATCTTCATTCAGTATTATTCATGGTGTTTCTAATTCAAACATAATTATAATATCTTATTCCAAGTAAAATTAATCCAACCGACTAAAGTTAATACGATAAATAGTGTCGTAAACAATAAAATTCTGCCCATAGGAGTGGTCCAATGAAACAATGCTATGATGTTTACTCCAAACTTCCAATTAGCTCTTAAAAAGCCAAATAATCATCATCACACATAAAACCGAATATCATGTATATCGCTGACCAGGTCCATATCTTTTAAAAGTTGTTTTCATTTCTTATTATTAAATCAAGGCAACTTTGATAATTCTTTAGTAAATTTGATTCATCATTTACTACCCATTCAATTTGTAACTCACATTTCTCTATAGACAGATATTTCTTCTCTGGTATATCAGTTATCTTTTAGGACCCTATCAATTGTTTTTAATGTTTTCATTATGTCTTAGTAAAAAACTAGGATTTTCTCATCAGTTACAAAAATTGTATAATTCTACTCAGTCATTAAATGTAAATCTTTCTCATTCATTTCTTACAGTTATAAAAGAATATGTGACAACTGATAAGATTATTACCAAAACTCAAATTATAATATTTTGTATTACATATCTATCATTCATTTGTAACTAGTTTTACAATATAAGGCACAACTATTGCTATAATTGTAATCCCTACGGAGTATCAAGCAAGCTTATTATCTATTTTATTTATTCTTCATTCTAATCATTCTCTCCTTGTTTCACAATTAGCTAATCTTTTAAATCAACCTTTTTGTCTTTCATCTAATCTTGTTACATTCTCTTTCATATTTACAGCAGAAGAAATTTGCAAGGCTATTGTTTCAAGGCTTGCTTCCATTTTATAGAGTATTTTTTGAAGATTTGCAAATTCTTCTTCTAGTTTACTTACACGATTTTCCATTGGGTTTTAATTGTTAGTAGAATATTGATATAATCTAGGAGATGTTTGGCTAGTTGCATACATTTTTGTATAATCAGATTTAAATCATAATCATCTTACAAATGAACTATTTGTAACATCAACTCTACTAAAATATACGGCAGTCAGAATATCGTATGGAGTTGACATATTAAATTGATATACAAAATCATTATCAGCAGTATAAAATATTGATTTTCAATCTGGAGATATATGTAGTGCTAATGGAAAGTCTAATAAGTCAGCAGTTGTATTTGTGAGTGTAGCAGTATTTATACTATATGGTGTTGATAATGTAAATTGTCTAATTTTTCTATTTGAATATGTTATATATAAATATACTCCATCATCACTCATTGCTATTCCATCAGTGGCATATCATAATACAAATTGTTTAACATAATTAACAGAAGATGTAGATAAATCCCAAGCAGTAGATAAAGTATATTGTCTTATACTATCTGCAGTACTTCAAACTGCATAATAATTTAAACCATCACTTGAGAAACACATTCATCTTAATCATCATCAAACTCAAGAAATATTATGAGTATGGACTTGGCTAGCAGTAGATAAATCCCAAGCAATAGATAAAGTATCTTGATAAATTAAATTTGTTCCATCATCAATATGATAATGGTTAAGTCAATCTGGAGCAAAATAAAAAGCTCTTAAACTGCTTCAAGAAATAACATCTACTATACTATCATATGTAGACAATGATATATCAAAATTCTCTGGAAATGTTGGAACAGATCATCAACTTTCTGGAACAAATAATCAACCACCACCACTAATAGCACCAATACTATTATTTGGTATTATTGGTGCTTCGCTTCATAAAGAAATTGTATTATTTAATTTAACCATTTTTTAGTTTATTATAATTCTAACATCTGCATTTTCTGAAGTATCTGCAATCAATTCACAATCGCTCAATTCTACATCTTCAAATGCAAATGAAGCATCTGTTGTAATTTTTATTCAAGTACCAACAGCACTAGCAGTTCCAAATTCTACATATATATCAGAAGCTCATAAATTTTGGATCAAGATTTTTTGTACTCTATCTTGTCTAGTTCTTTCAGCATTCTTAAATTGTGTTTCACTTAAAATTTCTGTAAGGTCTTGACTTGTTGTTGTAATAGTAGTTAACATAGTTTTATAATTAATAATTAAGTTCAAAAATAAGGTAGTTTCTTTTCTTCTCAGTTCACCTTTATTGTTATATATCCTTGTGCATCTCATAATACCACAGCTCAAGCAGTAGCAGTAGATGATGATACTCCATTTAGATTATCTTTATTTTCTTTTATATCAATTTGAGTTGCACTTACAGCTTCTCATACTTTTACAAATGTTTCATAAGGATTATCAGTAATTTCTCATGGAGTTGAGCTAGTACCAAATGTATCATATTGTCAAACAATTTCAGTTGTTTCTACCATTTTATATAATCTTACACCATCTTGAGAGAATGTCATTCATGCTCCAGATTGTCAAGTTACATAAGTATCACTGAGTGTTGCTGTACTTATATCATATGGTGTTGACATCGTATATTCCCATACACTTGTACTTCATAATCCAGATAAGAATATCTTTGTTCAGTCAGAATTTAAGTATGTACTTGCTGGGCTTCATGTTTGAGTTACAACACTTTTTGCTTGGGCGAAAGTAGCACTTGATATATCCCATGCAACTGAGAGTGTATATTCTCTTATTGTATTTGCATTCGCAGCTCAGATATACATTTTTAATCAATTAGCACTGAATCAAACTCAATATGGTTTTGTATCTCAAGCAGAAAGAGATTGAGTAAAAGTTGCACTTGTTATATCCCATGCAGTTGACATTGTATATTGTCTTATTGTATCAGCACTCTCAGCAGCAATATATAATTCCGTTCAGTCTGTACTGATAAAAATTCACATAGGCAATGTATCTCAAACAGCTATACTTCAAGTAGAAGCTCAAGCACTTGTTATATCATATGCAGTTGATAAAGGATATTGATATACTCTATCTCAAACATAATCACAGACGAATACTTTTGTTCCATCTCCACTTATAGCAAATCAATATGAAGCTGTAAAAGCTCACAAATCTTTTGTTCATTGAGATACTGGAGTTGTTAAATCAAATCATACTTGCACTCTATGTAAATAATAATCTGACAAAATAGTCAATGAACTTTGACTACTATCTACTCATGAAGTATTGACACTTATAAGATTTGTTGCAGTTACTGTTGCCGTTGCAAATCATATAAAATTTAATTTATTTGGATCTGTTGCATCTGTTTTATATACAAATCAATCGCTTTCAAGATAAACTGCATCTCAAATTCACAGATTTTCTCAAGCAATAAATTCAGAAGTAGTCTTTGCTACTTCTCAAGCAACCACAGTAGCTTCTTGTCATACAAATTGGAAACAAGATAATGTTGAATTATAAGTTGCTGTTACTATTCATCCAGCCATTATATCTCCAGTAATTAAATCATCTTGTCATTGATTTTTCTTTAAGTCAATAGCTCCAAGTGAATTGACTTCAAATGTTGCTACTCAAGTATTATCTACATCTGCTTTAAACCTATAAGTTGAGCCATCTGCATATGATGTTAAGTCTGTAATTGTGATATTATAATCATCATTTCAAGTAGAACTTGCATTATAAACTAAGTTAGATTTCTTTGTTTCTTCTTTTGTAGTATAAGTTGTTGGTACTGTTATATTCTTAAAAGTATGTAATGAATTATAATCTTCTTCAGTTACATATTGACTTATAAAATCTCCATCAGAAAAAGAGTAAGCATTATTAGTTCTCACTTTTGGGTTAGCACTATCATCTTGTACACAAGTTGCAGCAGTTCTTGTTATAGTTAATAAATCTCAAACAATATTTGTAACAGTTATTATTTCTCTTTTTATTACTACTCCACTTTCAAAGTGTTCCCAAGTAGCTTCAAATGGGAATGCCGTAGGGAATAAAGCTCATTCCCCAGTATTTACTACGATTGAAGTATCACTTGCTCCATACGATCACACACAACTTGTTCTAGCATTATTATATAGCATATTTTAATTGTTATTAAATATTTCATTTGCAAAACTATAAGACTTTTCTAAATCCAGAATTGCCTTTTCATAAGAATACGAAATTTTCACTATTTGTAAATTATTTATAGTGTATCAAGTGTTCCTAACTTTTATAGTATCTCAAGGTTTTATTGTAAAGTAATCATATTTATTGTTTACAGTAATTTGGATTTTATCTTTCTTATCTGCATTATCATTTAAATATGTATCTGCATATTCATCTCCAGTAGCTTCAGTGGTTAACTCGCTTGATTTATCTAGGTATATTTCTTTGATTCAATAAGTGGATATACTGATAGCATCTGTATATGTTTTTTCATTTACTGCATTCTTCAGAATCAAAGTGTTTTTTATTCATCTTCATTCTTCAGTTATATTTAATTGCTCAACATCTTTTTCAGTGGTCAGTTTGTGATTACTATATAATGCTTCATCTCTAAAGTAGACTACTCCATCTATATCTATAAAAAACTTTAATCAAACAGTGTCTGATAGCTCTCTTAGGCATTCTAAATAATTTTTGTTAGTGAATGTTAAGTCTATCGCTCAAACGGTTGTAGGGATAGAATTTACATCATATGAAAGTATTGCAGTTCAATATTCAGTATTAAAATCATCTATAATATCTTTTGCAATATTACTTGCTATATCTGAATATGTTTCTGTTTTCAGCACTTGTGACATTAGTCATCCATACCCTATCATGATTAAGCTTACAGTTTCTATATTAGTTCAATATAATTTTTGTACATCTATAATGCTTCATGAATATATATGGTCTGATTCAAAATAAATTTCTAAAATATCTCATACTTCAAAATCTGTATTTGTAATTTTAAGATTCAATGTCAATGTCATATTTCAAACTCAGCCATTTATATCTGAAGTAAAGCCAGAGATATTTACTACTTTTTTCAATGACAATGTGTTTTGATATACTAGGCTTTTATTATATATTTTTATGTTATACATAGTTCTTTCTGTTTAGGATTATTGTATCTATTTCAAAAGTTCAAGTAAGTATATAATCAAAAAAATTAGTAGAACTGCTCATGGTAGGAAATACTCATGAATAATCTATTTCAGTTCCATTTATATCAACTGTTTTTTCTTCTCAATTTATATACAAAATATCTCAAGCACTTATTGTATCAGTGATAGTTATTTCGGTATCTCAAATTGCTATACTTGTTTCAGTTAAACTTCAGCTATTTACGATCACATAAAATTGCACATCAGATACTGCTTTTCATTCATTTGTTATTTCTTCAGTAAAACTTGCAGTTTTTCATGTAATATTTTTACTTTGATAGCTTTCTTTATACCAGAAAGGCTCTAGGCTTTCAAATGTTAGGTCCAGGGTCAAGAATGTTAAATTGTAAGAGTTAAATATTTTAGGATTACTAGTGCAGTTTACTTTTATCTTTCTATATTCTCCATCTTGCCTTAACCAACTTAACTCACTTTCTTCTGTATATATTTCTTTTCTGAAGTTATCTAGTCTTTCTAAAAAATCCAGTTGACTATCTCATTTAATAGTTACTTGCATAGATATATTTCTTCATCTTTTAAAATTGCTTAAAAATCATCTACCATGTATTTGTGGATTATTATAACTTGATACATCTGTTATTGTATCATCTTCTATATTTGAAGTAATTATATACTCATTTTGTAATCAAAAATTATTTATTGATACATCATCTAAAGAAGCAGCTGTTGGAACACTACCACTTCATAATGTAGATGCATTTAATGTACTTTCATTTAACATATTTTTTTAATTAAGAAACTCAAAATTTATTCATTTGTAAACTATCTGTTAAGCTCATCTTTATTTTTTCTACAAGTCTATTTTCATCTGCTTCATTACTTACAGAAACTCATCACATGTTTATATTTATACTACTTGTTCCTAGCTGATTATTTGGAGTAATATTTCAACTACTAGATGGAGTAAATAATTCTGGTCCTTTTTCTCAAACTATATAACTTCCATTTGCATTTACCGGTCATCCATTTGCTCTAGCTCAATCTACGGAACTTCATCATAATCATATAGCACTTTTAATAGAAGCATAAGCATCTTTTAAAATATTTATTTTCTTTACAAAAAAATCAAACTGTGGAAATAAAAATGAAAATAATCCAGAGAAAAAACTTTTTACACTTTCAATTGTACTTTTTGTATTTTCACTCCAACTATTTAAACTTCATGTCATGTTTCAAAAAAAGATAACTACATTTGCTGCAAGCAAAGCTATACTATTTACTGCTTCTTGGAATGGTTTTATAAGCCATCATAATAAAGTTATGATCCACTGAATCATATCTCCTATTGTTTTAAATACTTCTATTGTAGATACCATAGTATCTTTTAATCATTCTATATTTTCTTTATTTTCTGCCCATAATTGTACAGTTGTTGCAAGGTCCTGGATAACTGGAGCCATTGTTTCTATCAGAGTATTCATGGCTGGAATAAGGGCTACTGCAATACTATCTCTAGCATCTTTAATTGTAGCTGTTAGTTCTGCTTGCTGTCTTGCTAGACTTCCAGCTCATTCTTTATAAGCATTTTGAGCATCTACTGATTTGGCAAGTATTTGATTTTGGATATCCAATGCTTTTGCTTGTTGTAGAGTTACTCCAGTTTCTTCTGCAACCAGCTTTATTCTCTCGTTAAACTGCTTTGAAGATATATCAAGCTGTATACCCATTGTCTTCAGTTGTTCTGTTTCTCACAGCATTGCTTTTGTAAGTATTTCAGATACTTCAGTTGCTGTTCTTGTTCATCCACTCCATTCTGCTAATGCTCCAGCAAGTCCTAGCATATCTGTTGTCATTTTTGCTGCTTCATCTCTAGCAAATCACATTGGTACTAGTAAATCTTGCACTCATGAAGCTGCAGCTAAGTATTCATTTTGTGATAATCACATTGCTTTAGCTGTTTCTTTTCAAACTGCTTTTACATCATCTATATAATCTCAAAAAACTACTGCAGCTTTTTTTCAAGTTAGTTCTATTGATGTTCCTATATCTAAAAATTGTTTTCACATTACTCCGATTGCAGTCACAGCAATACCAACTCCGATTCAAATTTTCTTGAATGTTTCTGCATTTCTTTTTCAAAAATCTGACACAGACTTTCAAGTTTTTTTGAATGTTCCTTGCATTCACTTAACTTGTTTCTCTATCTTTTTCAATTCTTTGCTTGCATGATCTTGAGCTTTTATTACTAATTCCAATGTATTATTAGCCATATTATTTTTTTACAAAATATTTATATAAATTATATACATAAACTCTTTTTAGTAAATAAAAACACTCTCCATATTATCTGGGAGTGTTTTTTTGTTCAGCTCTTTTACTGTCTAGATATTCTTTTTTTCTTTCTAGCATTATTATCTCAAAATGTAGTTTAGTTACTTGTTCATCTTGTTCATCTAACTCAGATGGAGTACAATGGTATAACTCTTTTATAAGGATATAATCCATATATTCTGGTGGAACTTCTCAGCCACTATTTATACATCTCTTTATTTCTCTGATGTCTTTTTTTTTGTCTTTAGTTTATTGATTTGTGATACTATTTCTTCAAAATCTTCTTGCTTCATTTCATCTATTTCTTTCTGGGTTTTTTCTGTCATGGCCATCACTAGATAGTCGTTAGCTTTTTCAGCATTGTTAGCTGAGATTTTAAAGTTACCATCTCCACCGACTTCAGCTCATTTCAATAAAATTTCATTGTATTCTCTGTTGATTTTTCTTGTTATAAAATCTTTCATGTTTTGCTTGTTATAAATTATAATTGCTTGTTTTTAGAAGGGGCAACAAGCAGCCCCTTTTTTTATTCATCTGTACTCCAATTACTTATTGCAGTCCAAAATGTACTTGTAAAATCTCTTACTCTCATAATATTTTTATTATAAATTAATATTGTGAACTTTCTTCATTTTGTAAATATCAAGTTATCATGGCAGTATCAGCAATACTATACCCACCAGTAAATCAAACTGTTTGGCTCATGATAGCATTATTATCTGTTGTTCTATCCCATTCTGTAAATGATAGATTAGCAAAATCAAAACTTAATTCTGGATATTCTGTAGCTCCTATCAATGCATCTCATTGTATAGTTATTCTCATTGCTTTATTTGTTCAACCACTTACATAATCTTTATAAGTATCATCTGTAAATAGTGCTTCAAAATCTCCAGCTAATGCTAATTGTTGATTATGAATACTAGATGGCTCTATACTTCATACTTTATATATTGGGGTAGTGTTCTTTGAAAGTTCAAAATTTACCATTTGTAAATCTACAGAACTTGCAGCAGTTAATCATGATACATCATCTGCAAATTTTACAGTCATATTTGCAACCTTAAAATAGTTTTCACTTGCAAAGGCAACAGTTTCTCCAGTAGTAGTATTTACCTTTTTACCTTTAAATAATCCAGAAAAATTTACAACCGATCATACTTCTGCATTTATTGAAAGAGCATCTAATAAATTATATAACGAAAGATTTTGAGTGCTTCCATCTGTTACTAATGAAAATGATTTATGATCATTGTCATTTTGTACTGTAAATGCATGTTTGTAAACTCCAGTTTCTACAGTTGTTGGTGCTGCAGAAGTTCAGAACATTGCTGTCATGATAAGTCAGAACGTGCTTTGTCATACCCATCATTCTATGTTTGTTTCTGTTTCAGATTTAGCAAGTTCTTGTCAGTTGCTTCACTCTATTCTTCAGATTCCATTTTCATTATCTATATATTCATTTATAGGTTTTATAAATGGTGATATAGTTAATGGTATCCATGTATAAGAACTTGTTTCAGTTCCAGCTGTAGTTTCTTTACCTATTCATAATGAGACTAGTCTTCATATTTTATTTGTCATATTGTTGTATTAAATTTTAAACTATTAATATAATATATAAATATTAAATTTAGTAAATTAAATTTCTTCTCCAAGCTCCAAGTTTCAGAACATATTACAAGCTCATCATTGTTCTCTAGCTCAACATAAAATTAGATAATCTCATTGTTCCACGAAAAAATTTATTTCTTCACTAGGGTTTCAAACAATAGTTGTTCAGTCTTGTGGTACTCTAGCTCATAATACTTTAGAAGCTTTTAATGTATCAAATTCTATTTGAGTATCACTATAAGGAACACAATCTATATATTCTACACTACTTCACATTTCAGCATCTACATAATTTCAATCATTATATTCAGTTCAACTAAAGGCAGTTTCATCTCTTGTTCTCCACATAGTCATTGTAGATTTTTGATCTGAACTAGCACTCATTCTATTTAGTATACTATCTCTAGTATTTGCTAATCAATATAATGTTTCTTTAACTCTCATTATAATCAAAGGTTGATTGTATCAAGATATATCTCTCCCTTGAGTTGCTCCAATTTCATTCGTACAAGCTACATAAGTTAATCATTCTTTTTGTCATCATTCACTTGTAACATCTACACAACCAAAGCTCATAGCAACATCTGTTCAATCTGTATTTTCACATCTATAATGTACGGCCATTGCTGGATTAGCAGTAGATACTTGTGTTCAAGTTCAAAGATTAGTAATTACTCAAACTAATTTTAGATTAAAATAAAAATAATAATTTCATACTCATCTCCAATGGTATTGTATATCATATAAGTTTCAAGCACTTAAATCTGCTCAAACTGGTAAATCTAAAGTAACTTCTTTTGTAGTTCATACACTATTTGTCATTACTCATTTTAAAACTCAATCTGTTAATCTAAATAATACGGAACTTCAATTACTTAGTAATCCCCATTCTCTTATTCAAGTAGCAGTAGGGTTTGGTATATATCAAGCTGTTGCATAATAATGTCATCTATTAGGTTGGTATCTAGGGTGTCTTCTACTATGTAAATGAGTTATATCTCAAATAGTAGCTCAACTATTTATATTCATTTGTCAAAGACTAGATACACATTTTGTAGAAGTATCTGTATCAACTAAAGCAGTTCAGTTTTCAGCTATTCTCCAATAAGCTTGTGGTATATTATAAGTCCATATTCAATGAAATAAGCTTAAATCTTGTGCGACTTTTCTTATTCCCCATACGGTATTAGTTAAATCACTTTCAACTAAATTTCATCAAGGTCCTGGTACAGTTTTTAATGATCCATTAGCATTAACTTGTGCAACATGTGGCTCTCATTCATATTCTCATCAGATTAATTGCTCGTTTGTTATTTTTAATCAAGTACTCATGGTTTTTAAATTAGATAATAGTATTTGTTGTTGTTACTGTACATACAATTTCAAATGTTCTCATTGGCTGCTGGTCATCCATCCATCCCCATGTAATTCAAAATGTCATATTACAAACGGATCCATTCAAAGTTATATTTTCTTTCTTTCTTAATTCTGCAATTATTTCATCTGCAAGTGTTCTCATTCTAGATTCCATCGTAGCTACATTTTTATTCTTATCAACTACTCTTACTCTAAATGGTATCACATCCATATTTGTAACTGTGTCTAGGACTGTTTCTGCTGTGTCTAAGGGAGTGATTGTAGCTGCTGGGACATTATCGTATGTCTTTACATCATAATTGTAAACAGCGGCTAATTTTGTAGTCGCTACTAGTGAGTTTATTATCGTGTATATTTCATTACTTATTGTGGAGAACATTATTTATATTTTTAGTAAATATTCTTTTAATTTCAAATCAACTTTTTTCTAAAGCTCTTTTCATATAAAATTTTCTACTTGGATTCTTCTTATTTACAAATTCTCTTACTTTTGCATACCTTACATTTGTTCCGATTATTCATTTATCTCTTTTTACTTCTGTTGTTATACTTCTTCTTAAATTTCATGTTTGGTATGGAGCATTTCTTACAGCCTTTCATTGTACAACCAGAGTGCTTTGTATTAATGCTTTATTTATAGCTCATTTGATATCATAAGTTTTTAAATCGGATGTAAGTGTAAATTTAAGCATCTTCTCAATAGGTTTTTAAAATAACAGCTTCAATATGTGTTCCGAGTAGATCATCAAATACTTTTGTTCATTTAACTTTGTAGTCGTTTCAGTCTTTATCTATAATCTTATCTCAAATTATAATATTTGTATTGTCAGAAAATAGATTGAATACATCACTCGTACTTTCTCCATCTACATTGCTAGCGACTTCAAAATCTGCTGGCTCTATATAACAAGATAAGCCAGTAATCAAGTCTATATAAGAACTTTCTCAACTGACTTCATCCCATCTCTTAACTGTTATTATGTTGTTTATTGTTTGTAACATTTTTTTAGCAGTAAATAGTATTTTTTCTGTATTTAGTTAATCATGCAATCAGCATTGATTCTATTGATTTTACATCATCTTTCGTTACTGTTATTTGTCATTGTGTAAATGATTTTATACCAGCAGTTTTTCTTCAGTTATATAAGTATCCAACTATTCAGTATACCACTCATTTGATATCATCTGGAATTGTTTCGTATCCGTATGTATATTTCAGAGTGATTTTATTGAATATAGTATCTGTATTTATTGGAGTATGTTGGAATGTTATTTTTCTTCATGTGATATCCACTACTCCAACTACTGTTGCTCCATTTACTTCTACAAGGTCACTTGGATTTAGTTCTTTTGTAAAGTATTCATTTGTTCCATTATAATCTTGGATTTCTTCTTGAGCTGTCTTTTTTGCTAGAGTAGTAATTCTTAAAAAATTATTTATATAAGCAGTTGCAAGTTCATTCAGTTCAGTTAACAATGCAGTTTCTCCGCTTGTTCCTAAGATTGTATTTAGTTCTGCTTCACTAACATAATTTGCCATCTTCTAATTTTTAATAATTAATCTACTTTCTAAATCTATTTTTTTTAGGTGCTTCTGTTTTTTTCTCAGAAGATTGTTTTCTTTTTTTTGCTTCTTCAGATACTCAAAAAATTTCTCCGTATGCTTTAGTTACATATAGTCATTCTTCTTTTGTAACTTCAACTATTTCTCAAGGTTTTACATCTTGTTTGTTTCAATTTATTTTAGTTCTTTGTACTTCTTCACTCTTATTTATAATAAACATTTTTAAATTTTTAGATAATAAATTATATTGAACTGTCAAATAATACTTGACAGTTCTAATAACCTACAATTATATAGTTACATTAATTAATGCAGCAACTGAGTCAGTAGCTTTAATAGTTAATGCAAATCTAGTATGTGCAGAAATTCTAAATTGGTCTAAGTTTGGTAAGTATTCAACATTAGTTTTAAGTTCTCTTTTAAAACCAGTTATAATATCTTCTCTATAAACTAATAGAGCAGTACCAACAGTATTGTTAGCTGGTGTATCAGATACTTTACCATCAGCTTCAGTAGTAGGAACATCTCCATTTGTTACGATTTCGATTCCATCTACAGCAGATAGAGTACCATTTGAGAATGTAGCAGCAGTTCCAAATTTTTCTATAGTTTCAGCTTGTGTTAAACCTAGTAATTTGTAATAAACATCAGCTCCTAATATCCATAATAGTTTATCTGGATTTAATCATTTTCTTCCTAATAGTTTTCTAGCAGCTCTAAAGTCTGTACTATCTAATGTTCCAGCATCTACTGTTTTTGAATTATCAATAGCAGCTTTTCTCATACCATCCATTTGTAAGTAGTATGTTCCAGCAGTTGGAGCAGCATCATCACTATTTACATTACCAGTAGCAGCAGTAGTAGTATCTCAGTTAATTAAAACCTTATCTAGTAATTCAGTATATGCTTTAGATATTTTATCTTCTACATATGGTCTAATTGATACAATTGCATCTTCATCTAATTCTCCACTTAAATAAGTGATAGCAGTAAACTTTTTAGATGTAAGAGTAATAGAACCAGTACCAGCATTTGAAGCAGTTCATTCAGTACCTGGTCCAGCTGTATTTTCAGAACCAGCATAAAATGTAGGATCCGCTCATTCAGTTGGAATTTCAAATGTTCCAGTAGGCATTGTGATTGGAGTTGGTAATTTAGATAACACTGATTGTGCATCTCTTACTTTTTGTAATACTGTACTTGACATACCAGTATCAATAAATTCAGCACCAGCACCAGCTTCAGCTGTATCCATTGCATCTCATTTCACTTCCAATTTACCATTTAAGGCTTTTTGAACTAGAGCTAATTTTTGCTCGTTAGTCATTTCAGTTTTCATCTTTTTTTAAGATTAATAATTAATAATTTTCTTTAGCATTCATTAATGCTTGTACTAATGGATCTACATTTTTCTTTTCTTGTACTCCACCTAATGTAGCTAGTCACCTTTTTATAGGCATAGCTTCAACAACTCATTTAATTTCTTGTGTTCTGTTAGATAGATTCATTAAAGTATCTACACAAACATCAAGCAATTCTTTTTGTTCTGCTAACTCTTTTTTCATAGCTGCAAAATCTTTTTCTAATTCACTTCCAGCTTCATCATTTTCAACTTCTTCTGATTCTTCTTCAGTAGTTTCTTCATCGTTTTCAGATGTTTCTTCTACTTCTTCAGTTTCAGTTTCAGTTTCTTCAGCAGAGTTTTCATCTGCAGTTTCAACTTTGTCTGGAGCGACAGTATTAGTTCATTCAGTTATTTCTTCTTCTGTGTTTTTTTCTTCAGTATTTTCTTCTGTAGTTTCTTCATTTTCTTGTTCTTCAGTATTTTCTTTTTCTTCAGTTACAACTTCTTCTTGTTCAACTTGTTCAGTAGTTTCTTTTTCTACATCTTGATTTTCTTTAACTTCATTTTTCATAGTTTCTTTATTATTAATAATATTGTCTTCTTTCAATTCTTCAAAAAATGATTTAATACTTTTTGATAAACTAAATAGACTAGATGCATTTGCTGGAGTACTTACAACTGATACTTCTATAAGGTCAAGTTCAGTTATTTCTCTTATCTCTTTATCTCATACCATTTTGTATTCCCACTTCTTCGGTATAAATCATATTGAGAAACCTTTTAGGATTCCATCTTGGATATTCTTGAAGACATTATCTATATCGTTCGTAATTTCTACTGTGATATTTAATCAATTTTTATTGATTTTACTATCTACAGTTTTTCAAATTGGTTTATCTGAATTATGTTGTAGTAGTATTACTGGATTAGTCATATATCACTCGATTGCATTCTTGAATGCTTTTGGATTAACTATGTCGTTATATCTGTCAATATCTGGAGTAGATGCAAATCATTTTATTTTGATGCTTCACTCTTTCAACTCAACTTCTTTCATTTCAGCTTGAAAAAATCTAGTTTTCATATTTTATATTATTATTAAATATTATTTATATTATTATGATAAGTTTAATTTTGTAAATTAATTTAATAAACTTTCTCTAAAGTTTTTCACTTCCTTATTATAATTTTCTTGTATATATTCTTTTCATTCTTTAATTTCATCTAGAGTCCATCCACTATTATATAAGTCTTCAACTTCTTCATTGAAACTTATATCGTGTATTTCAAAAAATTTCTTTTTCTTAACTCTTGTCATGATATTTTATATTACTTTATATATAAGTGAACATCTACAGTTTGGTGGAGCTGGAGCTACTTTTGTTTGTGTTCAACTAAATGGAATATCTAAGGGTATATATCAGTCTGATTGGTTTTTACTATGTTCTGGCCTTACTTTTTCATCATTTACTGTAAGCCATTTTTTTAATACTATTTCTCATTTATCTTTCAAATCTTGCATTGGCATAAATTTTCACTGCTCGTAAGCTGTTCATAATTCTGCAACTGCTATCATTTTACTTCTATTTTTACTAAACACAATTGGGTCTAGTTTCTCTATGTCTTTTGCTATCTCTGTATATGACAATCATGCACTTAATCAGTTATTGACTAGTTTTGTAATTCTTGTATATGTAGTATGTCCTATGCTTCATTCTAAATAATTTGAGCTATGTATTGTTACTAGGTGGTCTAGATATGAAACTGCTGGGTCGTTTCTTAATTCCCAGTTAATTGCAAAGTTAGGATTTATTTTAATAGTTTCTTTTGTTCATTTTACTAATACTGGTTTACTTTTATTTGATACGATCAAGGCAGCTCACAACATTATTTCTTCTAGCAATTTATTCAAATCACCATTAAAGTCTTTTTGTGTATCTTGCTTCCTTAGTAATGCTTGTACTTCTTTTCTACTTTTCACAAAAAACCTATACATAGTATTTGTAAAGGCTTTCTCTTTGGCTAATAAATATCTGTTTATAGGCATATCTTATTTTTTAGGAACTTCTGGCAGTGGTGTTATTTCATTTACTCATACATCTTCTAATAATTCATATCATTGCTTTATCATTAATCTATTTGTATTTTCTCACTCTAGTTCTTCTAGTCACAATTCTTCTCTAACTTCTGATGGTGTCATACTTCAGATTCAAACTAATTTTTCAAAATCTGTTATCTTTTGTGAATAATCAAATTGATTCAAGTCTAGGAACTCTATTCTTGCATTTGGATTTATTGATTTTATAAGAACATTAAACATTTGTTCTATTTGATTTTGTAGTGGCCTAATTGTATTCTCTATATATTTTCTATATTGATTATCTGAAGTACTATAATTTACTCCATCAGAGTATCCTAGAATGGTTTTAGGTACTCACATGGCACTACATATCCTTTCTGTTGTAAATCATCTTAGAGCAGTGAATTCCATATCTTTAATTCATCAGCTTAATTGTGTAACATCTTTTATTCATGCTGCTGCACTTACTTTATGTTTATTGGCTCATCCAGTAAATTGTTTTTTAAGAGTTGCCATTGCTTGCTTCATCTCAGTTTCATCCAGTCCATTATCTAATGTTATTAGTGTACTTGGTATGGCATTATTTTTGAAAAAAGCATAGTTACTTCTTCAGCTTTCTTTATCACTCATTATGTCATATATAAGTGTTTCTATTTTAGATATTCATTGTACTTCATTATCTGGGTCGATCATATCTTTGAAGTGGAATACTTCATTTGGCAAAAATTCTTGTACATTTCATCATCTAGTTTGTATGTATCTCAATACTTCTCAATGTTTATTTGCAACGATTCTGATTGTTCTAGGGTCTAGTATTTGAAATCAAATAATTTTTCATCCAGCATTTTTTATATGGATTACAAAAATATTTGCAGCAACTTCTGTATCTCTTATTAATGTATTTTTCAATATGTCAAATCCATTCCCATAATTTAAAGCACTAATTATTTCTTGGTTTTTTATTTCATTTTCTCATTCCATTATTTTGAAACCATCTTTACCTACTGTTTGGTATAATTCTTCTACACATCTTCTAAGGTCTGTATTTTCTCTATATAATTTATAATATAGGCTTGTATTTGTTGTTAGGTTACTATCAAATCAAAATGTAGCACCATTATAGCTGAATCAAGTTTTATCTCATACTGCTTTTTTTTCAAAAAATTTCTTTCAAAATAATTCCATATTTTTTATTTAGTAAATATTAATTTTATTGTATTCATATTAATATTATTGTAAATTATTAAAATGTATCAATAATAAAACTTTTTTTAGTTTTTCTGAAGCTATATACCATAGCATCTACTAAATCATCATGCTGTACATCTGGGAATTGTAGCAGCTGGTCCACAAGGTCGAATGTTTTTTCTCTATTGAAGTAAATATTCCCTTGTTCAAATTCTCATTGCCATTCCATCAGCCTGGTCACCTTATCTCTATTTGGTGTTACATCTGTTACGGCCATGTTTTCTGCTTTCAATAATTTACTCATCACTTGTTGGAATGCTATTGTTTCTATGGTCACTCTATTTGCTTTGTATTTATTGTATATTGACTTTAGTGTTTTTGTCGCTTTGAACGGATCCTTATTTCTTTCTTTCAATTCTATTGCTTCTAGTACATATTTCTTATTTCATTTTTCTGCAGTTACAACTATTGCAAATGGATCTGAACTTGTTTTTTCACTAATCGCTGGATCCACTCAGATATTTATATAATCAAACGGTTGTCATGTATAATCAAAGTATTGTATATGTTCTTGCTTCACGATTGTATGTTCTACTTGGAATGGTATATTCATGAACTCTTGATTGAATAATATCGTTCCTATCTCTTTTTTTCTTTTCTCCAGTTCTTCCATACTCCACATATCTGTCCACAGTGGCTTTCAATTCTCTATTGCCTTGTATTCTATCGTTTGCCAGTCTTTCGTGTCTTTAATGTGCTTTACCATGCACATGTTCCCTACTATTGTTCCAAGTATAATAATCTTTCATCATGGAAGCAGAGTATTGTACAAAGAACTGAAGAACCACTTCCTTGTTTTCTCTACGGTTACGGTACTCATTACATCTTTGTTTTCTTCTAAATCATCCACAGTTATTCTGGATGGTCTTTTTCATCTTACTGGGTTACCTTTTGTTAGTGTTTCTATACTTTCTCCATTTGTTAGTTCTAATAATTTCTCCTTCCATTTTTTTGTTCATTGCTGTTCTTGAGCTTTTGCATCCAAATGTGGTACTAAATTTCAAAAAACTTCTTTTATATGTTGGTTTGTTTCTAACTCATATTTTATTTTTCATAAGCTCTCGCTTCATAGTCCAGCTGAAGCTATATATAATTGACTTCCATAAATTTCGTATACAAGGGAATGAATAATATTTATAAGTATTGTAGTTGTTTTTCAGTGTCATCTGGCGATAATGATATTTGTATTTTCTTTAGAACTTAATGCTGTTTGGATTTCATGGTGAACATCTGGTGTTTCTTTTCACTTCCAACTTCTTAAAAAAAAATCTCAAAAGAAGTCTATATCTATGTATCACTTACTGTAGACATATTGTATCTTTTCAGATTTTGTCAGATTCCTTATTCAAAAGTCTTCTAATCATTTTATTTGTTTTGCATTTAATATAATCATAATTCTTTAAGCCTATCTTCTAAGGGATTATCAACTTTTGCCATCATTACTGCTGCTTGTACGGTCTGGATAGATTTACCGATTCATCTGTCTAGCATTTTTTCTACTACATCAAAGTTCTTATTTGTATTACTCATATTACTAGCAAGTATTTTTATAAGCATAGGTTGTTTAGGATCAAGAAACAGTTTTTTAAGTTCTGTTTCTGTGAGTTGTAACATCTGAAGATATGTTTCTTCTATATCTTTTTTTTTCGCTGGGTCATATCCTTGTTCTCTTAATTGTTTGTTTACTAAAGATATTCATTTCTTAGGTCTTCAATTAGGATTAGCTGTTTCACCTTTCTCTAAAATACTAAGACTTCATCAGTGTTTTTGTTCTATAATCTTTACCATTGTTATACCCTTGTTAAGTATTAATCAGTAGTTTTCTATAC